GACTTCAGGCTCTTTACAAGCCACTCGGTCAATCTCTGTTTTCTTGTCGACTGTGAACATCATAGAACCTGAAACCTCAGTTAACTGCTGGTTATAGAGCATGCTCCCGTAGGAGTATGTCTTGTACCAGTCAATCGCCGAAGTGGTTCCATGTGCTTTACCAGTATGCTTAGTGAAGCGCGCCGTGGGCGCACGACGAACTCGAGTCGAAGCCCCGTTAGTGTGTGAACCACCTAACGAGAACAGATGAATAGGATCGAACTTGCCTAAAACGTTGGCAATGTCCTTTCTAATTTTGGATTTAAGTGTTTTATAAGACACCCAACCAAAATCCTCATCTTCAGCAAATAGTAAGCGCTGATTTGTCTCTTCGTTCTTCACCTCAATGTCCAACCACTTCTGGATGGCATTGTGTAACCGCATGTCAGGCGTGACTAGAGTCGGATCCAGGTATTTACTGAAAACTTCGGAAGCAAGATATTGCTCTTTAAACGAGCCGTCCTCTGCTAACGTCGAAATCAGTGACCTAAAGTCCTTCTCGATGCCATTTCTGATCGTTACTGGAAGGTAATTCTTATTTCGCCCTTTGGGCCTACTTGAATTACGCATATACATCCAAATCTCCTTTTAAAGGTAGATAACTCCTAATCCGAGCAGTTCTAGCTGTTGCGAAACATCTAGATCGACAAGGATTACCGCAAGACTTGTAAGTACTACTAATAGGACCACGTTATGTGGTACTTTCTTAAGGTACTTTGAGACAAGGCGTGAAACGCCCTGAATGAGTGCTTTCTTAATAAAAGCTCTCCAAGTCACGAGAAACTGCAATCATCTCTGATTGTGCAGGATCCAGGGCAGAAGTAATGAGGCCGATGGCGTCATCACGTTCTTGCGAAGTTGAGGATGCATCGAAGGAGAGACGAATGTCGGCGTAAGCCACACGAGTCACAACTTCGCTGTCAACACTGTTAACCGTCTGGGTAACAGTCTGCGGAAGAACCAATTTGGCCGTAAAATTGTAACGGCCGGCTTGGGTTTTCTTCAGTGAGATGGTGAGTTTATTATCACCAATGGGTACACCATCGCGTTCAGCGAAGGTTACCACACCGTTGTCCCGAAAAGTAGGGATGTAGGTGTGAACAACCGGTGTACCGGCACGATCTGTCAAAAGGACAGGCGTAGGAGTGGGCATAATGTATGCTCCGAACTT